TCTTAACTCATTATTATTGTCTGAAAAGAAAATTATTACTCTTCATTGTACTGCTGGATGGTCTCCATATAAAAATTGGCCTATGAATAATTGGCAAGAAGTAGTAAATCGGTTCACTAATTTAGATAAGTTTACCTTAGTACAAATTGGGGCAAAAGGAGACCCTATTCTAACTGGGGTTACTAGTACGGTAGGCCAACTTACTATAGCAGAAAGTGTACAGCTTATTAAAGCAGCTTATTTGCATCTAGGGGTAGATAGTTTTTCTAATCATGCAACGGCCCTATTTCCTTATACTCAAGGTATTATTTTATGGGGTTCTACAAGCCCCCTTGAGTTTGGGTATGGGCATAATGTAAATATGTGGAAACCGCTGGTATGCTCCCCCTGTCATAAACAATATGACTGGAAAACATTAAATCCAGATAGTAAATGCCCCCTGGATAAATTGCAAAATTATGACAATCCATTACATCCATGTATGTTAAATATAACAGTGGATGGAGTATTTACGGAAATATCAAAATTAATAACATTAGATGATTAAAATATTATTGGGGCTAATTTTTGGGCTATTATTTTATTTTGTTATATTTCCGATAATGCTTTGGTATTTTTTACAAGAAAAAGTTACCTTTAGTAATTTAAAGCAGATATACTATTTAATTTTTAATAACGAAATATAAAAATATGGATAATTATAAAATAGCAATATTAATTACTACTTTCTTGAGGGACGCTTTATTGTATAAAACTATACAAAGTATTATAGAAAATTTACCAATCGATTCTATGGTTTTAATAGCAGACCAGGGGTATAAATCGGACGATAAAACTATTGCTATAGACTATTATCAATCTCAAATTCCTTTAAACTATTACCAAATTCCGTTTGATTCTGGATTGTCGGTGGCAAGAAATTTTTTAGTACAAAAAGCATCCGAAATAAATATCCCATATTGTTTGGTTATGTACAATTCTATACAATTTACGGGAATAAATGATTTTGAACCACTTTTCTGTCAATTAGACCGTAATACTTTAATTAATTTTCAAATAAAAGAAACTTCTCCTGCTGCATTAAAACATATTTTTATAGCAAAAACTGATACTTTAATTAATTTATGGGATTCAGAAATGAAACTTTATGAATATTCGTTGGCTTCTTTAAAATATATTAAATGTGGCTATAGAATTTCTTGGAATAAAAATTATAATTTTAAAAGAGTGGGTGGACAAACAAGCGAAGAATATAAAATTTATCGCAAAAGAATAAAAAACTACCAAATATTATCGGGGCAAAAAGTAAGGGGAAAATGTATATAACTCAATTTGTACTAATAAAATACGAAACAAAAATAGTTAAGGGAATTATTATCGGTATTTTTCAAGACGATTTAGAAATTAAATTAGAAGACGAATCTATTGTTAAAAGAAAGTTTTGGGAAGTGAGGAAAATAAATGAAAAATAAAATAGTAAATAAAATTATCCTTATTGATATAAAAAAAATAAGATATTCTCCAGAATTAGAAATTGAACTGCCAGCAAAAACGGATTCCGACAAACTTATTGATAGAGGTAAAACCCTTAAGGGATGGGAAATAAAGGCAGATGGCTCTTTAACTAATGGTATTGAACTTTCTCCAGAAAATTCTAATCATCTTTATTATAATCAGGACTCTTTAATGCAGATTAAAGAGGTATTAGCTTTAGTTAGGGTTTATAGGGGGCGGGCTCTTCCTAGCTGCGGACTTCATATCCATATAAATGTAAAAAATTTATCTGATAAACAAATTCTTACTATAGTAAAAGAGTGGGTCCATAAGCAACGGTTTGTAGCTAAAAGATTTAAGGTTTCTAAAGAAAGACTAGAAGAAACTTGTAAACTATTGCCCAAAAGTAAGTTAAATAAACTAACAGAAAAAGAAATACACGCCTTCAGGAATAATCTAAGAACATCATTCCAGGTTTATGGATATTTAGACGAAAAATATTATAGTCTAAATGTTTCGCATCTACCAAAAAATGATTATCAAACTATTGAGTTTAGGTTATTTGGGGGGACTGTTAATTTTAGAGAAATTAAGGAAGTAATCTATTGGGTACTTTGTTTTGTAAAAGATTGTTTAGAGAGAGAATAACCTAAATTTCTATACGTTCTCTAATAGAATACATATAATCTTCGGTTGTTAATAAAACGGAGGGAAGTGTGCGAATATACGTATTTAAACCATAGGTTAAGTGAGGGTATGTGGTTATTAAACTAAAAGTTGTTAAATCATAAGTTAAATAATCCGCGTGGTTATCAATATATACTCCGCCCGGCATATAATGATAATAAACATATAGTAAATAACCATTATGTATAATCCAACCAGTATAAGTATCACCCGCAAAATCGTTAGTAATAATGGTAGAAAGTGTATCTCCATTAATTTTAAATAACCGCCTTCGTCTTTCAAGGGGCAGGGGAAAACTAACTCCTTCTACATAATGAAAAGTCGCTATATCTGGCATTATATATAAAAGGTTTATACCTGGAATTTCATCTACAGCATTTTGTTGTCTATAACGTAATATTCTAGGACTTGCAACGGGGCCAAACTCTTCGAGGGGATAATCTATATTTTCTTCCCAGATTATTTTGCTCGCATCCAAAGATAGTGTTTCTTTATTAACTACTTGAATACCCGCTTCTGTAACAAATCTATTACAGTGTCCAATCCCACCATTAAATTCATCCTGATAAACTCCATTAGGACTCGCCGTAGTTACATAAACAGTTTTATAAACCCAACCCCCAAGCGTACCCCACCAACTTGCGATATAAGAAGTTTGTTTACCATACCATAAATATAAATTATTCTTATCATGCCCCATGCTAAAATATTTGTACATTCCAGTAATTAAATCACTATCTGTAATTAACATTCCTGTAATTTTATCAAATTTAATAATTCTTAATTTATAATTTCTAAATCCGTCTGCTGAGAGTGGAAAATCCCAGTGAGAAGAAATAAGATATATATATAGGTTATCTACCGCAATACAGTTACTTTCTACGCTGTCCTGTTTTAATGGGATAATATTTGGAAAAAATTTAAAAAAACATACATAAATAGGTCTTGTCCATTCATTTGGTGGTATATCTTGATTAGGAGCAATACTCCAAATTCCCGATAAGTAACGATAATATTTTTTATCGGATATTTGCCAAATAAAATCATATTCTAGGGGAAGGCTATATGACCATCCACTACCAGTAAATGTGGCTATTTGCCCATCTTTACCCCACCAGGGATTTGGGTCTTCTTCAGATGGGGGGGTAGATTCAAAAATTATATAAGAACTGTCGATTACTGGACTTTCTGGGGGTTTGGGTAAACTATCCGTTATATATTCGGGTTTACAGGCGTTTAATGGTGTTTTGTATACTCTATATAAACTACCAAAAACTCCATCTATTGCCCAATAGACAGCACTAGTTGAATATATATAATTTTCGTCGCATACATATAAGTCTTCATTATTTAACATGCCTATAAAACTAGGAGAACTGGGAATATCAAAATTTGAAGTACCATTTATAAACTTATTGTCTATTCCAATCATATTGGTATCTGATTGAAAAGGAAAATTTAAAGTGGACCAATGTTCATACTGAACTTCTGCTGAACGTTCTGGTTCTAAAAATTTTATAAATAATCTATTTAATCCCGATTCAACTCGACGTAATTCTTCAATATGAATATATTTTATTTGAAATTTTTGTAAATCGGTAGCTTCTGTAATTGGGTCGGTCCAATCCAGTTTATCCCCAGTAGGTGTGGTTATATGGACTCCATTATCATCATAATTAAAATAATCTATTTTAGTTAATCCACTGGCAGTTAATAATTTTTCTACAGAATCTCTCATTTCCTTAATATGAGTACCTGTTATCTGAAATTTTCCAGAAGTATTTAGAGGGGAAAATATAGTGGCAGGAATAATTCCTCCTTCTATCTCTAACGTTTTTAAACTGTCCCGTATTTCTTGTATTTCTGGCTCGCTAACCTGATAAGTTCCTTTATAAATTCTTTTTGTTATATCGGGTTCTAAAATAAGTTCAGTATCTGAAGTCCAAACCAGCGGACTTCCGTTAGGTAAAAGAATAGGGTCTTTTTTCCATGTACCAGATGGTCTAAAACAATATGGGCATTTATTTACGTCCATTATTATACTCCTGTTGGTGTTCCTGGACTATAAACAGCATAAAATCTCCAACATTTACCACTTTCATCCCAAATAATAGAAGATTTAGTTTGGTCGGTGTTATAAAGGGGGGCTTTCATTTCTTGTAACTTTGAATCTTTTTTTATTGCACCTATTGTGGGATTATTTATATCAATTACTGTTACCCTTTCTACTAAATAACATTTTTTTATATCAATTTCATAAGAAGAAACTCCCCAAGTTAATGTATCGGGATTAAAAAATAAATCTAATAACCCAATCTTATTAACCGTTTCTCCTTTAGTATTTTTATCTGTTTTAATTAAAGGCTGATTTACCCAAAATTGTTGGCTATCTTTATTAACAATACTCCCCCATTCATATTCTACTATTTCTAATTTATCTTTTATTAGGGCCCCTCCAGAGTAACGAGAATGAGAGTGTTTATTATATCCTTTACCTGGATTAGGAGGTTCCGCATTTAGGGGGGGTATAAATCTTTCAGAATCGTTCCAAATTACATGATTGGCCAGTAAGGGGCCCAGTCCTGTCTTTGCATCGATTGGCATGTTTGATGTGCTACTTTTATTACCACCAGCAATAACATATGGTTTTTTTAATGTTTCTTCTGTGTTAGCAGACAAATCTATTACTTTTTCCTGTAATGCTTCTATCTGTTGTTCTAATTGTATTAATCTTTCATTAAGAGTGGCCATGTTATCTCCTTACTTTTATAATTATTTATTCTCCGTGGCTTTGATACGAAACAGTTCTTTGATAGGTTCTACTATTTTCTAATGTTAATGTTACTGTAAATTGTGATAAATTATAAGTCATAGAAACAATATTCATTGGTTCATCGGTAATTCCAGTAATATAAATTCTTTTAGTTAAATCTATTCCATAAAAACATACACAATCTAATGTTAATTCTATATCTCCCTTTATTTTTATATCACAATTTTGACTTAATTGCCAATTAGCATAATCTTTAGCAAAATTAGTATCATCCCACGATGGTATATAATTACTTCCTCCAATTCCTCGACCTATTTGAATAGATAAATTAGAAAGATTTAAATCTTTTATAATTGTTTCTGGATAGTATCCCATTTTATCAGTAAAAAACATTAGCGGATTAGATATATCCGTTGCCGGGTCATCCGATGGATTATTGGTGGCAGTATAATAATTTTTTCTCCAAAGGCATAATTCAAGTACTGGTCTCCGTATAGCTATTACCTCTCCATAGTCATTTAATTTCCAACAAAATTGCGGTTGATTAAATGTTATTGTTGCGTTTTCATAATCTATACTAAATCCTTCTGTAATTTTTTCAAAAGCAGAAAAATAATATTCTCCTGGGTTGTGTACTAATATTTCTGGAGGATATCTATCACTCCAAGAAGATTCTTCCGAATTTAAATAGGGGATTGTATATTTTTTAAAAACTTCTCCGTATTCTTTTTCGTATCCTGGTTCTGGATAATCCCATCCATATCCGTCTAATGAGGTAATTGCTCTTTTTTCATAAAAATTATCCCACGCAGGAATTAAAAATCCTTGATAAGTAGAAAAATTATAACTTTCATATTGTCGATTTCCACCTGTAGAATTAAATTTACGCTTAACTTTATCACCCATTTGTACTCTAAATTTATTTGTTAAATTTTCTACATTTTCTGAAAAAGAATGTTGAATTAAATCATAAAGTTTTATGTTTGAACCTAATACCTGTCTATTAATATTAATAATAGAACCTTCTCCAGCAGTCCATAGTTTTTTTGTTCCATCAACTTCATAAAACCAACCATAATTACCCATTTCTTTAATAAGATTGGTTATGGCTTCTGATTTTCCAACGGCAAAGTTATTTACTTCTTGGGGTACAAAATTTCCAATTCCAAGAGTCCAACTATGCTCCGTAATTAGGGCCGAGATTAATGTTTCATAATAAAGTTCTTTATTATCGGTTGGTTTATGCCCAACATGATAATAAACGTTAGATTTATTTTGTTTCCAATATTCATTTTGGCAATTTATTGCCATTTTTTCTGGTTCCGCGGTGGGGGAAATATTAGTAATATATCCAGAAAATAAAGTCCAATTATTATATTTTATTAATACCGTTGATTCCATTACTGGTTTTGTTGAATCATATGCTCTACTTAAATTAAAGGATGCTGTGTGAGAACTATCTAATCCTTTTGAAATATTAATAGAATCATTATCTACATCTGTTTGCTCTGCACCAGCAATATAAATTTTAATATACTCTTTTCCTAAAGATTGTAAACTGCCATTTACTGCTTTCTGCCAATTATATAAAAATCTTATATCATTTGTTACATTATTTAATGTTAATTTTTTAGTTCTAAAATCATTATTTATATCAGATATTATTAGCTTGCATGTATTAACAAAATTACTAACATCCGATAAAACTCTTATTGCAGTATTAACCTTATTATTAATATCGGATAAAATACACCCGATAATATTTATCTTATTTATAACATCAACTAGTACTGTTATAACTACCTTTGCATTTGATAATATTGTATTTTGAATTCCGATAGCTAAAATTTTAGAATCTGAAAGAATATTTTCGTGATGATGGATACTAACGATAGTGTCGGATAATATATTTTTTTGTTCGTTAAATATTTTAACTGAAGTATCTGAAGTAATAGTTTTTTGAACAGTAGAAGTAATTAATGTATCGGAAAGAATTGTATTTTGGTTATTAACCGACTTAATTTTAGTATCTGAAAGTGTAGTTTTCTGTTCATTAAATACTTTAATTTTAGTATCTGAATCTATAGTTTTCTGAACAAGGGAAAAAACCAATGCATCTGAAGTAATAGTATTTTGATTATTAACGGACTTAATTTTAGTATCTGAAAGTGTAGTTTTTTGTTGATTAAATATTTTAATAATTGAATCTGATATTAAATTTGATTGGTATCTATCAATTACTTTTGAATCGGAAAGAATTGTTGATTGATTCCCTATTGTTTTTATCTTGGTATCTGATAAAATAGTCTTCTTTTTGGGTATAACAATACTATTAAATTTTCTGTAAGTAGCTCCTACGCTTGCTAGGACTGTATTAAATTTTCTATAGGGAGTAGCCATGATATTTATTTCCTATATTAGACTGTTGCTTGATAAGTTGTTAAAATTTTTGAATCTGTTATCGGTGGTTTAATTTCTGGCATAACTAATTTACCATCATTGTTTGAAGAAATTTTAACTTCGGCATCCCAACTATATGTGGTTACGTCATATTTCATATAGTAAGCTTCCTTATCAACTCCGTCTGTATAAAAAAAGTAGATATTATTACTACCGTCTACTGTCATTCGACAAATATCGGGAACTGTAGTTGCGCTGGGACTTATAATATGATTGGTACTTAATATTTCGGTTATTAAACTATCCTTATTTCTTTTTGTAATATAAAAATAATAACTTCCAGATACTAAATATAAATATCCGACAATTGGATGTCCCGCAGAATCTGCAACTACATCGGCAAAAATTAAATTTGTTTTAGTTAATGCAATTGATAAACTTGTTACCCATGCTCTGCTTAATATCATATTATTATCGGTTAATGATTCTCCTAAGTAATATGCACTTCCATCTGAATGAGCATAAAAACTAAGTGGACGGCCGTAATCTGATAAATAAGACCCGTAAGTTGCGGTTCCGTTTAGGTTAATAGTCCACCATCTAAATTCTCCTTTCGCAAAATTTCTTATAGTTCCTGCCATTAGTGAACCTGTCCAGCATACGTGCGGTTCATAATCCTGAAATGTATCAACGGAATCCAGGTCTATTTTATTTGTATCGGCAGTAACTTCAAAAATCCACCCATACATCTTACTTACATCGCTGCCCTGGGTACAAAATACATATATCTTGTCTTGTCCTCGTAAATTAAGTATTTTAAAATTATTTGTAGGAAATGGATTGCCTACAGGAAAATCCGTATTGGCTATAGTTTTTTTTAATACCCAATTAAGTCCAGCATCTATACTTTTATAAACTTCAAGATTATCAGAAGTATTCCTAATTACCACCCAGTAATTATTTGAATCATCTCTGCAAATCCACGGATAAGTACAATATTTACTAACCGTAAAATCTTGGGCAATATTCATAATATTTTGTTCAGCCATTTTATTCTCCTTGTTTTATTCTATTAAAATCCAATTACCTTCAGAATCTATTTGTAAGACAATTTGTCTATTATTTCCTAATTTATCATTGTATTGGAAACCTAAATGATACTCTATAATATGAGATTTTTCAATACAATTTTCGTTCATTTCTACTTGATGTCTTCTAAAATGAATTAATCTACAATTCTTTTTTATTTCTTTATTTTCTATTGATTGAAAATTATTAAAAAATATTAAACCACAATTAATGTCTACTGTAAATGTTTTATCTAAATTATTTGTTAAATCAAAATATTTTAAATCATTAAACCTATCTATAACTAATTGAAATTTATTCTCTGTACCGTCTAAATCAAATTGATGTATTTTTGAACCATCTCGAAATGTTGCCATCCAAACGAAATTATTCATATTTTTTACCTTTTCTTAGATTATCCACTGCCCACAAGGGTTGGAGGTTGGTATAATGGAAACATTTCTTCTGTTCTTCTGGTTTGCTTAAATCAAATAAAGCACAAGGTCTAATATGGTCAATGTGCCAATTTCCGTAATTACTAAAAGACATACCTACCTGAAACTGAGATTCTAAATGTTGTTTTAATTTTTCAATAGAACAACTTACTAACTTCATTGTTGTAGATAATTTTTGATTGCCATATAAAGCCATCCTCACCCGATTTCTCAAATAATACTTAATTCTATAGTTTATATCTGTTTTCCGTTTAATAATCTGATATTTGTTATAATGTTTTCGATTTAATTTATGATAAATATTATCTTTGATTCTTAATTGTTTTTTATTCTCGATTCTATAAAATTTTTGATATTCATTATTTTTTTCTTTATGATTCTTTCTATATTTTTTTTGATATATTTTTATTTCTTGTTGATGTAATTCTCTATATGATTTCATTTGTTCTAATAACTTCTCTTTATTTTTCTCATAATAAATTTTTAATCTCTCTTTAACTTCTTTTTTATGAGAATCTTTATATTTTTTATCCCATAATCTTTTTTTATCGGGGTAGAGTTTTATATATTTCTTATTATATTCTAATAATTGTTTTTTAGTTTTCATTTTATAATTCCGAGCACGATTATTGTATTAAACGTGCTAAATTCAAACAACATTGAATTGTTATAAGTCATTGTCTAACAATAAGTTAAATTTCGTCGTATTGGAAAAGTAATGTTTTTTGAAACATTGCACCACTCGGTGTACTTCCACTTGTCTGAAGTTGTAATCTTATATATTTTGTGTATCCAGGAGCGGTAATAGTAGAAGTTCCTGCTGCTGATTGAATTGCCAGTGCTGGTGCACCTTCAGTTAATGGTATATCAGAATCAGCATTAGCTGTAGCAGAGGGAGTAGCAAACGAAACATTAGCGGCTGCTTTTAACGTTTCTCCAGTTTTATAACCTAAAACATCAGAACGCCAAAACTTCATATTACTAATTTCAGTAAAAGTACTACTAAACTTAGCTCTAATGTATTTTTCAAAAGAAGCGTTACCTCTAGTAATCGGGTAAGTTGTAGTATTTAATTCGTGGTCATCAATAGAACCCAGATTTAAATTTGTTATCCCATCTTGAACTACTTCACCTACTAAATTACTTTCTGAAAATTGATGTGTAGCTGCCATAGTTATTCCTCCTTTTTAGTATATTTTTCTAATTTCTATCTTTGCTCTTTCTATCATTTCATTTAAACTAACTTCATCTGGAAGATTCTCTTCCAATTTTTTTCTGATAAGATAAAGGGTTCTGTCTATAAATTCATGTTTTTTTATCATATTTATCTCCAAAAAGATGGATTTAATGTATCTAAAAATTTATCATCATTTTTAATATTTTTTAAATTAATACATCCTATTTTTAAATCTATTTGATAAAGAGTTGTATAATCTTTTTTTTGGCCAATTATATAAGCGTATTCTAAATTTTTTATACCAGCTTTATCTCCTGTTATGTCTGTTGTGCACTCAACAAAATGATAAAATCGTTCATAACCACCCAAACCTAAATAATCACCCGAAGGAAGTAAATAGAATAATGTCCTTATTTTTTTGTTCGGTATTTCTACCCAAAGAGTTTTTTCATATGTACCTCCATCGAATGTGGATGAATCTTCAAACACTACTTGAAATAAGGGTTTATTCATTTTTATTCCTTTCTAAAATAAATTTCGTCTAAAATTTTAATCTTAATTTTAGGATATAATTTTTTAAATAGTTTAAATTTATTTTCAAATGCTTCAGATTTATAACCTTTAACTTCAATATATTCTTTAGTTTTTGCTAAATAAAAATCTGGTGTATATGTAGTATTGCCTAAATCAAAAGTTTTAGGTTCGTATAACCATTTAATTCTTTTTGAATCTAATTCTTTAGCTAAAGTTACTTCCCAATTACTACGGAACCAAATATTTTTATATTGAATAAAATGTGGTTTCATTGTTTTACCAAAACAAGGATGATTTTTACCTGCAATACTTGGATGCGGTTTTCTCATTTTTTCTTGTACTTCTGGTCTTTTTGCAGGATTATTATTACCACAAAATTCTGGTCTCTTTATTCCTATTCGTTCTTTTGACATTAATTTTTTAACTTCTTCTGTATGATGATGACCTTTAAAACTACTAACTCTTCCTTTACATGCTTCACTAAGATTTTTACGATGTTCATCAGTCCATATTCTTGGTTGAAATCCGTTTTCTTTCTTATGGGAACAAGATTTACACATTCTTAATCCATATAAAAAAGATTTTTTACTTATCTTACATCCACAAATTTTACAAATAAAATTTAATTTATCCAAACCTTTATAGTTCCAGGGATGCTCACCTTTTTTAAATGAGTTCTCTGGAAAATAATTAATTCCTTTAATAAATCTTCCTAACTTATCTCTATTCATTGTAAGTCCTTGAAATTATTACACATAAGTATAACGAACACAAAAAATAAAAGTTTCAGCAGCCGGGGTAGTATAAGCAGCAGGAATTACTATCTTTAAATTTGCATAAAGGTCAGATGCAAGTAATATTGCTCCGAGTCCATCATTTAATAAAAGAACATTACTGGCCCCGGCCAACGCTGTTCCTACCCAACCTGTACCTGGAAGTGTAGTAGTTGTACATACTCCTTTTAACATTGAGTTAGCTGGAACTCCGATACCTAAAACATTTTTAACACAAGTAGAATGTGCAGAACTATCCCAAGCCTCTAATTGAGGTTCAGTTGCTGTGGCTCCATCAAAAGAAAAACAATATACAAATTTTTTATTATCTCCCATTCCTTTTACTAAATGAGTATAATAAGAACCACCAACATCATGAGAATAATCCATCAATAAGCATTTAGTAACTGTAACTGCAAGTGATGGGTCAATTATTTCAGCAGCGGCATTTAATTCATCTGCTGTTGGTTCGTGGGTCATACAATCTGCTAAGGTTTTACTCCAAATTAAATAATCATTAGTTAAATCCATTGTAATATAATCTGCTGGTGTTGTTACATAAGCAATATCTGCATCAACTATATTTGTTCTTATTAATAATGCTGTAGCCATTTATATCCTCCTTATTAATACGCAATAACTAAAAAGTTTACTGTATATTCGATATCGCATATCCTCATGCTATCTCCAAAAGTAATTTCATTAATTCTTCTGATATTCCAAACTCTGTCAGGTTGCCAAGTACTGCCAGTCCAATGTTCAATAGTGAGTGTAGCTGCATTTGTTGTTACTTTTGAACGCATGTCATCCATTGCAGTAGTAATGTCAATATAACCATCATTATCTAAGATAATACCTTTGATAATTATCTCTTGACTTTTTTTACCTCCTGGTATAACAATACTGCCGTTTCCTCTTATTCCTGGTATAACCGTAGCCTTCATTCCTTCTTGAGGGTCGGAAATAGACTGAACTAGAGGAAAAGTATAAGTATTAGTTCCATCATAAAATATTGTTCGTACTGTATAATTTCCCATTTATATTCCTCCCTTACCTCTTAGGATTTACATTCAATGCTATATTAGCAATCATTTGTTGTATTAAGGGGTCTGCTAACATTGCAATTGTTAATTCTTTTCCTGCCAGTTCTGCTAATTTATTTATTGAATCTGGTTGAATACTTAATGCTATTCCGCCAAGATTAACAGTTTGATTTAAAATAGGATTTTGTAATAGTTGTGCTAACGTTGGAGTTACCGTATTTGTATAAACATCGAGTCCTCTTTCGCGCCCTATAGATTTAGCCAGAGCCTCTCTAATTTCGTCGGTAAAATTACTAAGATTTTTTAAAATTAAATTTTTGTCATAAGGACTTTCTTCGTAGGCTCTAACTACTTCTTCTGGAGTCTTTGTCTGCAATTCCATTTGTCGCCTAATGTCTCCTTTTTCCAGGGCCCCGGCTTTTTCATATTGAAAAACTAATGATTCTAATTTTGTTTTTTGTTTATCTAATTCTTTTTGTAATTTTTGATTAATAAAAAGTGTTTTTTCGGTAGCTTTTGTTTTTCTTTCTTCTGCTGTTGCCGCTTCGTGTATTTTTTTAACTTCATCCTCTAGTGCATCTACTGACAATTTTCTTAATTTTTCATCAGTAATTAAATTTGAGGTTTTTGTTTCCTCTAGTATTTTAATTGTAGTTTTTAAATCAAACTCTCCCCTCAAAGCACTCTGTATTTTATTATGCAAATCTATTTGATTTTCTGCCATTTCTTTTTCTAGTTCAGCAGCTTTAATCATAAGACCAAGCATACCTAAAACTGGAATAGTTTTTGGTATTGCATTAATGACCACTCCTAATGCTTCGGCTGCAATAATTGTGTCCTCTAATACTTTATTTGCATTGCCTAATCCATCTGCAAAATCTTTACCGCCAGTAACTCCTATAACAAACGCTTCAAAAATTTGTTGTTTTAAATTACCCATCTCTTCTATTTGACGAGGTATAGAAGTCTGTAATTCTTTTAAAGATTTATTAAACTCTTCTGCATTTTGGGTTGGAAATTTTGTAACTGCTAAGTTTTTATTTAATTGTTCCATAGAGTCGGATAAAGCTTTTATGATAATTGAACCTCCTCTACCACCCTTTCCAAATAATTCCCCCAATGCCCCGTATGCTTTTAAATCTACCCCGCCTTTCATTGCTTCTTTAAATTTAGAAAGTACAGTCATAAATAATTCTATAGGTTTGGTATCTGGAGATATAGCAATTCCTAATTCTTTACCAATTTTTTCACTGTCGGCTAATGTCCTCAATAACGCTGTTTTTAACCCTTGAACATTTGAAATACCAACGGAATTTAATGTGGCTAATATTGCTGCCGTTTCTTGAAATGTTAAATTAGCCGCTTGTCCTGCTGGAACAAAGCTAGTATACTCTTTTGCTAAATCTTCAAATGATACTAAATTTTTTGAAGATAGTACATATAAAGTTGAAGCAACTTCTTTATATTTTTCTTGTTGAGTTGCTGTTTTACTAAATGAATCTCCTTGTAATTTTATAGCTAAAGCCAATGCTTTTGTAATGTCTAAAGAATCGCTTTGAGCAACTTCTTGTGCTAAAATAGCGGTTTTAACTGTTTCTGAAGCTTCTGCATAAGACCCGCTGGCCTTTACTATTTCTAAATAAGTTTTTGCTATTTTTGCTGTAGAATTACCTGTTTCTCTAGATAAAGAAACAAAACTTTCTTTTAATAGATTTATATCAGCAGAACTTGCACCAAAAGCTCTTATAGTTTGATTAACTAATATCATTTGTTTATCAAAAGCTAGCATGTATTCCATACCTTCTTTAATTCCCGTAATAAAAAATTGCATACCAGCTCGCAGAGCCATCCACACGGGAGCTACTATAAGAGCTCTTCGCATAGAATTAATAAAATCATTCATGCCCACCTTAGCCTTATCTACCGCTGGTTTTATGGCTTTAAAATTTTCTTCTAGTTGCTTGCCAGTAACTAAACCTTCTTTATCATAAGTAGTGATAATTTTTGTACCAGAAAGTTTTTGAGCAGCTTGCTGGGTTTGCTGTAGTCCACTAACTACTGCATCCTTTCCTTCAAGTGCTAATTTTATTTTTGCTAAAAATTGTGCAGAAGAATCGCCCATTTTTATATCCTCTTTGGAAATTTAATTGAATTTCCTTTTGTTAGTTTTACACCTTTTGCACTGTCTACTGTATCTTTGGTTTCTTTTTTATTTTTATTCTTATTTCTCCAAATCATATAAGCGTCGGTATATAGGTCATTTTCTATTGTTTTTTTTGAAATGTTATCTATTGTTATATCCTTATTGATTAAGTCGTATATATATAATAGAGATAAAAAAATTTCTTGAATTTCCGTAAATTCGCTTATATTTTTAAATAACTGTATACCACTTTGCTCTCTTGTAGCAAGAAAAATGTTTTGATAGCGAGTTGATTTGGCTAATTTACGTAAATAAACCCAATGATTAGTCATATTAATTAGTCTGTAATAAAATTGCAAACTGTCCAGCTTTTGTTATTAATTTTTCATCTTCACAATTTTGAAAGTCTTCTAAACTATCAAAAGCTTCTACCCATACTTCATTTTCTAATTTTTCTAATGATAAAAATGTTATAGCCTGATAAACATAACTTTCTAAACAATTCTCTAAAGAATAGGTTAACAATAAATTCTTTTGTGTGGATAATACTTGTTTTTGTAAAAATATATCTTTAATACTATCTTCATAAGATTTTAAAATGGATTCGCCTTCGTTTTTTGATAAAGATTCTCCCAGCTGCATCTGAATTGTCATAAATTGAGAATCTAATTTTTTAATATCTTCATTAATTTCTTCTATATCTAATCCTCTTTCTTTTAACACTTTTATCAGGTCTTTTTCTAATAAATAAACGAAGTTACCTTTGTCATCTTTTTCTTGTAATAATTGGCTAAATTTTTTTCTACGAAGCATATCGAGTTCTTCTTTTTTTGAAAGATTTAACATCTTAACCCGATATTGACTATCAAGATAATCAAAAGTAATCTTATTATCTTTGATAAATTCTTCTACCCGTTTTAAATTGATATCTTCGTCCATTTCTTTTACTATTTTTTGAGCTTCTTCTAGTCTGTTTTCCATACTTTTTCTCCTTTAATGATTACCAAATACTCCCATACTTAATTTTCTTCTATGTGTTGGTTTTAATGTGCTAAATTCTGCTTGCCATTCAACGATGCTAAATACCTGGAAAGCCTGATGTAAATGGTTCGCTGTTTTGCTTGCATATACGGTTCTTAATCCACTTCGAGTTGCTACAATACCGCCAAATTGTACATCTAACTTATAATCTGTTAAACATTCCATTTTATTATTATAAAAAAGATGCTTTAATCTTTGTATTGACCAATCGGTTATATATTCTTCTTTATATTGATATTGACCTTTGGAATCTATAACAAAATTTCCTTTATCATCTTTTTCAAAATCTATTCTAATTTTTTCATTAAATGAAACCCAAATTATATTTTCTGGATAATCTTTTGTTAATCTAGACGCTAATGCTTTTCCCATTCCCGATGTGGTATCCAGACCGACTACATTTGGTTTAATTAAATCAATAACAAATTTAAATAAACTATATTGTTCATCTCCCGATAATCTTGTGGCTGTGATATTGTAGGTATATTTATATTTATCTTTTACTTTAAAAATAATAATTATTTCGGTTGGTGCAGCTCCTTCTCCAATATCAGAACATAAATAACCAAAATCTGAATTTACTAATTTTTCCATAACTAAAATTTCTTTAAATCTAAAAAAATTATCTTTAGTAATTTCAAATGTTTTTATATCTACTTTTTTATTATATGACTCTCTTATTCTTTCAATATCGTACACTGAATCAGAATCTTCTACAACCTTTCCTTCAATTTGAACTTTGTAACCTATACTGTTACCAGACCAAGAGCATTTTCCATCTCTTCTTATATACACTGTATGATATGGATTTGTTTCAACACACCAAATCTTACCTCGATAATTTTCTGGGATAATCTTATCTGTGTATAAACTAGATTCTCTAACTTTTGTTCTTTCGCTAATTAAATAAAGAATGTTAGTTTTGTCCGATGCTTTTTTTGCAATACAAATAGAAGCGTAACCTCCAGACTTAATTATAAGCTCCTGCAATTCATTGGATAATCTAGAAGATGTTGTATAATATTCTGTTCTTTTACCATCGCCATCTCCTTTATTAAAAGCATCTAAGAATATATTAATCTGTCGACAAGATAGATGTCTTAAAAATTCTGGAACTTTTTTATTTATAGCATATTTACCGCAATTTTCTAAAAGATATTTCGCCAAAACTTTGTCTGTAATTACAAAATTACCGCAAGAATAGTGGTCATTTAATCCTAGAGAATGTAATGTATTTTTAATCTCGGCAATATATTCTATTGATTTCGTTTGGGATATTTGAATTCTCCAATGTGTCCATTCAAATAACCCCCTTTTTTCTTTAATTTCGCAAACACAGCCTTCACTTACAAACCAGCCTAAAAAAATCAAAAAAGTGTCTGTATCAAAATATCTCTTTCCTACTTTTATGTTTTTAATTTCCTGCCCCGACCAAGCCATGTTCTGTTTTAAATGTAGCTCCTTTACTGGATAGTATATATACCGAGAAGTATATTTATTTTTACATCCAACGGAGCAAAAATATTTTTGCTTTTTTAAATAAGATTTGTCGAGTTTTTTGCCACATTGTAAACAGGTTTCTGTACTATCTAAAATATAAGATTCTTTAATTGGTTTATTATCTAAAATCGTTTGTAAAGAAATCAGTCTATATTTCTTTTTTAATGTTTTTAATGGAAGTTTGTGATTATTTGTAACTAAAAAATTAACATGCTGAGTATTATATCCATATAATTTTCCATCATATTCGTGCTTAAAAATATTGTTTATTGGTGCGTATTCGGAGATTCCAGAACCATCAACATCCCAACTTACAGTCCTATCTGTTAATGCGATGGTATCTATATTCTTCCATCCAGAATCGGTTAATATTTCTGTCTTATCATCAAAACATTCTTTTCCGCCAAATTCAAGAATAGAATCTTCCTCTTTCTTTGAATTCCATGTAGGATTAACATAAGAAGGAAGATTGGTAATCCTGGTATTATTCTTCAAGTCTAAAAAAATCTTACCCATTGGTGCATGTTTACTAAATGTAGTCATTCCAGAAAAACGATTAATACATCCCAATTCTGATTGTGCCATTAATAATTTATTAGATACAGATTGTGTAATAAAAGACGATTCCTCCATCCAGTGTTTATCGATGTGCTTGCCGAAAAATTGTGCTCCGGGGGCCTTCCCCATAATATTCATATTAACACTTTCTAATAAACAACCATTATCGGCAGTAATTTTATAAGTTGGACTTCTTAAGATATGAGCGTTCAACATTCTCATTATTGGATGATTTTCTAAAGAAGTAATCATTTTTTCAAATGCTTCTTGAACATGTAATTTATCATAAGCACTAATTACTCCCCATTTAAATGTTTTGTTAAAAATAGCCACCAAACCATCTATGATGATAGAAATGGCAGTTTTTCCTGTAAGCCTTCCACCTAAATTATAACTCTCGGCCATTCCATTTTTTATATTAAAATTTTCTTGCATCGATAACTTTGGGTCTTCTAAAAATAAACTGTCAAATGCTATCATAGGATATTGATATACTCTTATTTTGCCAAATTTTTCTTTATCCCATGAACCTAAAGAATCAAAATCGTGAAATAAAATTTCTCCACAGTTGATAGGGTGCGATAATGTTTGAAAAAATAGTAAATCTTCTTCAGAAATTTTAGTTATCATTTTTATTCTTAGTTAAATATATTGATTCTTTACCATTTATTATTAAAATATCTAAGATATTCCTTAAATTTTCATATAGTGCTTCTTTTATTGCTTTTTTCTGGTCTTCTGGATTGCTGTGAATTTCAAAACGCTTCATACAGATTCCCACTATTTTTTTAGCTTCTTGGTCAAAAATTTGTCTTAGTAGATTTTCTTCAATTTTTATTTTTGTATCCATATTATCCTCTATTAGCAAAAAAGCCAAACACCTTAGTAAGATAGGGTTTGGCTTTTAGCTCATCTATTATCAATTCCCATACCTTACAGTTGTTACTTAATAAGTATCTCGTACTTTTATTACTTTGGAGCCGAGGAGAGGACTCGAACCTCCGACCCGCTGTTTACAAAACAGCCGCTCTACCAACTGAGCTACCCAGGCTGGGAGGGAACTCAGATTTATTTCCTGATATTCCCTCTTTTATTCAATTATGCAAAATTATCAATTATATTACATCTTTTGCACCTAGTTTCTAAATTATTTTCATTACAGTTTTGTTTATTATGGTCTTTGTGGTGTACTTCTAAATTTCTATTATATTTCTTAAAATGTTCTTTTTTAGTCATTCCACAAATAACACACTTATTGTTATCTCTTACTCTAATTCTTTCACGTAATTTAAGGGTAAAATCTTTGGGATAGTGTTCATAACTTCTACCATCTATCCAACGACCATTTTTATCGTTAGATTGAAACTTATTATTACAAGTTCTACATCTAATTCCGTTATCATATTTATATATTTTTCTTTTACAATCAATACAAAAAAGGTCTTCAATCCATAATTTATGATTTATACCTTGATGAAATTTATACCAACATTTTTTACATCTTTTAGATTTATAACTTTTTAATTCTTTATTACAATCTATACAATGAGAAAAATGTATACCTTTAGTTTTTCTAATTCCATATTTCCATTGTATTTTTGTACGGCAACTTCTACAATAGAAATATTTTTTCTTACTTAATTTTTTATCACAGATTTTACAAATACCCAAGTTTTTCATATTCGTTGGGGGGAGGAAGTTAATCCTCCCCGTATTTTAAATTTTAAGCGAAGACAATTTCGCTTTCCTCAGAGCTAATCTTAAGATTGTCTGCCTCTAATGCGTTAGTTCTTTGATTGTAATCTTCAATTGCTTGCTTAGTTCCTAAAGTTGTAGGAGAAATATTATTCATCAAATAACCAATTTTAAAATTAGTATGTGATTTTTCTTTAAAAATTTTAACCATTAATTGAATATTCTCTGCAAAATTAAGTGGGTCAATATAAGGGTATGTAGTATCTGATGCAAGAATATCTTCTAAAGAAAAATCTGTAGAATATCTATTTAATGAAATTGTAACTGTCTTATTTTTAACTCCAGTCTGCACAACTTCACTATTACCAATTTCTTTATAATCTGCTCTGTCAAACTTAACATCGATACCAACTGTCTGTAAACGATAAATTCTAGTACCTGTGCCGACTTTCATATAAATTTCTGCATATTCGGCAAGAAGTAAATCAGGGTCAACATCATTATTTGCCCATGTAGTTGTGTATGCTGTAGCAGATTCATAATAAATTTTAATTATATCAGCCACAACACAAGTAGTAACTGTTACGTCTCCTGCTGCATAAGACCATTGGTCGTCCCCTACGCCTTCTGTGAGTTCAGAAACAACACCGCTTCTAACTCTTAATACTCTAAATACATAATCACCAGAAGCCCATTCTACTGCTGCTGGAGTTAATGTAATTACTTCTGTTGCTCCCGATGCGACGTGAGTATTATAAGCAAAATATTTACCATCTAACATTTTATAATCTTCACCAATAAGGTCAAATTTTCTTTCTATAATAGCATCTGGGTCCGCTATATTTAAAGAAAAACCATTAACCCTTAATTTAGGAAACCAAATAGACCCCCTAAATGTAGTATTATCATCTGTTAAAAATGCTACGATGTCAAATTGTGTTTCTTTTAAATCTTCTAAAGTTACATAATAAGGAATTCCAACTGGAGTTACTTTATTTGCTAAATCATACCAAAAAGCCATCGAACCATATTCAAATTGTGTCATTGAATATGTGAATGACGGAGTTTTTTGACGATATCCTAAAAGACCATCTCTACCTATTTCGTAAACTTTTTCTCTATTAAGAGTTAAGTCTCCTCCAATATCCTGAGACCTATCAATTTGTTCGGGGACCCTTGCACTATTCCAGGGGAAAATTCTTGGCTTTACGTACTTGGCGTGAATCATCTTTTAATCCTCCTTTGATTTTTAATGACTTGGCTTCATTCTGTCTTCTTACAGAATTTTATTACTCAACTTACTTATATTATTTCTCATACAATAACTTATCTTTTACGAGAAATTCTCGCTTTTTTGGCACACACGGAACATATCCCTTCCATGCAGGATATTCTTTCTGATAATTCAGAAACTTTATTTAACATTAATTTCATATTTTCGTCAAGATGTTTTAGGTCGTTAAATTTTATTAATACAAAAATAAGACCATTAAATAATGTTACTCCTATCGAAAAACTAATCCATATCGATTGTATATCCATTATGTATCTCCTTAATTTTGGGCAACTAAACACTCAAAACTTAATAAATGCCTATATCGGTCTTCTTTTTCGAGATTTTCAGTATTCGTTAGTTCTTTTCTATTATCTATCCATTTAGTTAAAACTATTCTTCCTGTTAAAATTTTTGCAGAAACAACACCTCCAGTTATTGTATAAGAATAATAATCGGTATCATCTTCTAATTTATCTAAAAGCCAATCAGATAAATCTAGACGCTGCCCATCATTTACAGCAAAGATACGAATATTAACAGTAAAATATTTTAGATTAGTTTTTGCCCCTATTTCAAGTTTTTGCGGCCTTATTTCTAATGTGTTTATTAAAATACACGGAAGAGCCCCTTTGTATACTTCCACAAAGGATTTTTCTACACGGATTCCAGTCCAACCCGAAGCTGTTAGGTCTGTTGTTATTCGGTCAATTAACGAAGCTTCTGTATTTCTCGAAATACGATATGCCATTTTTATTTGCTCGC